GAAAAATCAAGAAGGAAACTCATTAACTATTTATAGTGATGATGAAGGAATAAAAGCAAAGCTTGAAGATTTGTTTATAAATAGATTAGATTTCAATAATGAACTTTGGAGCACAGTATATGATACATGTACTATGGGTGATAACTTCTATGAAGTAGTCGTTGATAGCTTAGAAAAGCCAAAGAAGATAATGGCTTTGAAATATCTTGAACCAGAGAAAACTGAAAGAATAGAAATAGATGGTAAGCTTGCTTACTTTACTTATAAAGTAGATGGTAAAAAGCTTAATAAAAAAGATGTAAAAGAAGTAATGTTTAAGCTACAACCTTGGCAGGTTATACACTTTAAAATGGAAGATAGAGCCAGCGCTCCTTACGGAGCTTCTTTGTTAAAAGCTGGAATAAGAACCTACAAGAGAATAGTATTGCTTGAAGACATTAGCTTGGTATATCGTATCAGCAGAGCCCCTGAACGAAGGGTATTCTATGTAGATGTAGGAAACTTGAATAATCTTGAAGCCGGAAGGTTCCTTAAGAAGTTCAGGGATAACTATAGGACACAGAGTTTTATAGATGAAAGCGGTAAAATAAATAAAAAAGCTAATATGATTTCCATCACACAGGATATATTCATTCCTGTCCGTGAAGGTGGTTCTGGCACAAAGATAGAAGCACTACAGGGCGGAACAGCTTTGGGTGGTCAGGATGATTTGCTTAAATATTTCAAAGACAAACTTATTAGAATGCTTAACATCCCTCCTGCTTATTTAGGAGATGATACAGACAAGTCAAGAGGCGGACTAGCGGCTTTGGATGTAAATTTCTCAAAATATGTAGAGCGTATTCAATCTCATATTGTAAAACCAGCCAATAAACTTGCTTCTCTTGAGCTTTACTTTGCTGGCTTCAAGAAGGATGATTTATTCAACTTCTCTCTTGAGCTTACTGCTCCTTCAAATATTAGGGAAATAACAGAACTTGAGTTCATAAACCAGAAGATGAGCCTTATTCAAACAATGCTTGGCTTGAATATATTCCCACTTAACTATATCCTTAAGAAAGTTTTGAGAATGACAGATAAAGAGATAGCTAACATACAGTTGTATAAAAAGATAGAAGCACAAATGGCAACACCAGAAGCTGGTATGGCAGGACAGGAAATGATGGGAGCCGGTGGAGTGCCTATGGGTGGCTTGCCTCCTACTGAACTTGGTGGAATGCCACAAGAACCTGGCGTTCCTGGAGCTGCTGGTGCTGAAGCTGCCGCTGCTGCTATCCCAGCTCCTCCTGCTGAAATACCTGCTGCTGAAAGTGTAATGGTTGATATTTTAGGTAAAGATTTCTTGATAGAGAATAAAAAAGATTTCTTTAAGATGTCAAAGTTCATAAAACTTAATGAAGAAGTTTTTAATGATAAAGCCCCTACTACTTCATATCTCTTGGAAGAAATATCTAACTATCTTCTTAATAGTAAGAAAACTGCCAATACTTCCAGAAGTGTGGAACATATGAAGATATTGAACGAGTTTGGTGGAATAAACTTCAATGAAAGTGAAGTGTCATATTTTAAAGAAGTGAAAACTCTAAAAAAGGATGCTGAACCTTTATTCGAAGAAGAAACCGTAAAAATATGGCAAGGGGAAAGATAAACTGTGAATACAACTATAAGAGAACTACTTGAAGAGGCTAAAAAGAACTTGCCAGAGTTTAAAGTAGGACAGTTTTTAGAGACCTTAAAGCCTATCTACCCTATAACTGAAAGCAGGGAAGAAAGAAATATCAAGATAAATGGCAAGGAAGTGACTAAACCTCTCGCCGTTGATAAAAAAACCAAGAGAGAGTTTATAAAGCACAATAGTCCTTTTAGGGATTTTTTTAGAAATAAAACAAAAGGAGATATTTTAGAGATAGTAGAGATAGATGGTAATACAGCAAAGTGTGTAAATCTTTCTATTAACGAAGAAATAAAGGAACGTTTTTACAAAAACAAATATGTTTTTGTTTGTTACGAGGATATCATTACGGGAGTTGTTAAAACTGTAAAACGTAATATAGATAAATACATAAAAGAATAATGGAGGAAAATATCATGGAGATGACTTTGCGCAAGTTTGAGGAACTTTGCTTGTATAGCAATAAAACTATTGAGAAGATTGCCACTTCTCTCGTTAATGAGAGTTCGAACGCAGTTTTGGTAAATATTTTTGACGATGCCGTGTTGCTTTTGGATCATAAGGAAGGTCAGTTCTATCTGGCTGATTACACTTTTGATCATAACAAAGCTACTTTTGCTTTTGAAAACTTTCAGCAAATAGACCTTACTAAAGATGCTATTGATTTCAAGAGTGATGCCAGGAACTTTTTTGAGAGCGAAGATGCCAGTGTGCTTGAGCTTACAGAAAGCTACAAGGCAAATGTTTCAGGTCAGGATGAGTTTATTTCAAATCTTATTACTGAATCTATGGTTAATAAGGATTTTGGTTCAGTTATTGATTATTCACTTGTCAAGGGACTTAATGAAGGAACTCTCTCTGGTGAAAAATATTTCAAGGAATATGAAGAGAGGCTTGCTACTCACCCCACAACTGCTATAAAAGCTTTCAACTGGAAAGACCCTGTTAGAGTTTCTCTTGTTGAAACTGAAACTTCAAAGATTGTAAATAAAGCTGCTTCCCAAAGCGCTGGCAGTCTCTGGAAGAAAGACGATTTCAAGGATAAGTTTCATAAAGCTTCTACTACATTCATTGAGAGTGTTGAAGAGGGAGTTACGGAGTTTAAGGAACTTTTTGAGGAATATCCACAGGTTTTCAGCCTCGATAACGCTGACAGGAAAACTTTGTTTGGTAAGACCATTCTAAGTAATACCAATCTTCGTGAAAGCAGGAGTGATATTGTAAAGGGTCTTGACAAGGTTTTTGAGACAGACGCTTTTGCCGAGCTCAAGAAGAGTTATGTCCCTGAAGCTGAAGAAGAAGCTGCCACTGACACTCCTCCTGAAGTATCATCAGATGATATTTCAAAGATAGCTGGAGAAATCAGGAAGCTCTGTAGTAAGATAGACGATGAAAAAGTTTGTGAAAAGCTTAATTCTATTGCTGATGAACTTGATGGTGGTAAAGACGGAAGCGTTTCACCAGAAGTAGTCAAAGAAGCTGTTGAGATACTTTCACTGTAAGTAAAAACAATGGAGGGGGAAACTCCTCCATTATTTAAAAAAGGAAAATAAAAATGGGTAACATAATACTATTAGAAGATCTGATTTTTGACGATAAGTTTGAAATATGTGAAGAAACTGTCAAAGGTGAGCCAAAGCTTCTATATAGGGGTGTATTAGCAAGGGCAAACTACGCTAACAAAAACAAGAGAGTATATCCTGTTTCTGTAATGGAAGGTGCTGTCAAGAGAGCTGAGAAAATGGTTAATGAAAGAAGCTTCGTAGGAGAGCTTGACCATCCACCTCAACCAAAAGTAAATGTGGAAAAAATATCCCACGTCGTGACAGATATAAAACTTATGGAAGATGGCACCGTAATAGGTGAGATGGAACCTCTTGATACTGATGCTGGAAGAAACCTTAAAGCTATGATGAAGTCAAGGATTAAGTTAGGTGTATCTACAAGAGGAACTGGAACCGTTAGGCCTTATAAGGGAACACTTGGTGAAGGGCTTGTTGAGGTAAATCCTGATTTTAATCTTATAGCTGTAGATGTTGTTTTCAACCCTTCCAATGATGCTTGGCCAGAGATAGTAACCGAAAGTCATAACATTATGCTTGGTAATACAGAAAAGTTCAAGAAAATCTGGATGGACGTGTTCAGTAAGTAAGAGATTTTCCTTAAAGGAAAAGATAAAAATATAAAGAATATAGTAAATGGAGGAAAAAATGGCAGGTATTTTAGATATGGACCTTGACCAAGAAGGTGAGAAGCTTTTGAGGGAGTCAATGGAGACCTGGAAAGAAGAAACCTATCTTCATCTTGAAGAAGAAGCTAATAAGAAAGTAGAAGAGAAACTTGAAGAACTTGAAGTTGCTAATGTTGAATACAAGGAACAACTTAAAGAAGAGTTCTCTGATAAGCTTGTAGTTGCTCTCGATGAGATGAGGGATGAGATTCGTGCTGATGTTATTGCTGAGATGGTTAAGTCCAACCCAGAGATTAAGATTTTGGAACAGATTAAGGAGCTTATTGCCCCTACTCTTAACGAAGAGTATTTCCAGAATGCTTATGCTGACGAGATTATTACTCTTAAGGAAGAGAATGATTCACTCAAGGAAAGGATTTCTCTAGAAGAAGGTGCCAAGACACTCGCCGAGTTGCTTACCCCTTATTCCAAGAAAACACAGAACATCATTATTTCACTTGTCAAGCCCGGCGATGCTGAAAGTATCACAGAGCAGTTCTATGACATCATAGAGAACCTTGAAGCAATCTATGAGGAAGATAGTGAAGAAGATGTGGAAGATGAAGAAGATACCGAAGAGGACGACGAAGATTCCGAGGAAGAGAAGCCGAAGAAGGCAGATTTCGAAGATGAAGAAGAGTTCAAGAAAGCTCTGAAGGCTTGGGAGAAGAAGCAAGAGAAGAAAGATGAAGAAGATACCGAGGAAGATGATGAAGACGAGGATGAAACCAAGTCAGAAAGCACCATCGACAAGGGAGTTCTTGGTCTTGATGAAGGATTTGCCGACGATGAAGCGCCAAGGAATAAGCTTAGGGACAGGATTAACGGACTTACGAGGTAGTTTTCGATTATAGGTAAAGATACTTAATAGTAAATTATATATATAAAATATAAATGGAGGAAAAAAATGGAGTTTTTCAATAGAGAGAATAAGATTGAGAAAGAAAAGAAGCTTATTGAGCGTTGGTCATGGATCACCGAGGATATCGCCGGATACGACGAGAAGCTTAATACTTGTATAGTGCTAGAGAACTCATATGGCAAGATGATTCAGGAAGGTCAGCTCTCACAGGGTTGGCTTGAGAGTGAAATCCTCAACGAGGGAGCTCTTAACGAAGCGCCAATGACTTCTGCTAATGTTGGTTCTAACCTTATTCCTAAGGTTATGTTCCCTATTATCAAGCGTGTTATTCCTCAGCTTACAGCTAACAAGCTCGTATCAGTTCAGCCCCTTACCCAGCCAACTGGTGTAATCTATTACATTCTCTACAGCTACTCAAACACCAAGGGTAACATTGTAGCCAAGAATGAGTTCTCAATGAACGCTAATCAGACCAGCCCAGCTTACGCTGTGTTCTATTCAAGTGAGAAGGTTGGACCTTTCTCTGCTACTATGTCTTCTGGTGGAAATACTACTATTTCTACTGGTTCTAGCATTACTGGTTTCCTAGGAACCGATGCTACTCAATTCACCATCAAGCGCATTGAAGTTTATGCTAATGGAGCTCAGGTTCCTACCATTCTTTCAACTACCAGAGATGGTAGCTTTGCCGGAACTGGTGCTAACGTTGCTTATGCTCAGGCCACTGGTGAGATCACCCTTCTTGACAATGTAGTTGCTGATGGCACTACTGTTACTGTTTATTTCGTGTATGACCAGGAAGGTTCTAAGTTTATCCCAGAGATGGAGTTCAGCATTGAATCAATGACTGTCGGTTCAACCGAGAGGAAGATCAAGATTCGCTGGACGAAGGAATCAGAGCAGGATATGCAAGCTTACCACAAGATTGACGTTGAGTCAGAGCTTGTGAAGGTTGCCTCACTCCAGATGAACTACGAGATTGATCGTGAGATCCTCACTTTCATCAACGACAGCATTATTTCAGCTCTTTCATTCACACACGACTGGACTGCTGATAGTTCAACCACTGGTAACAATACCTCTGGCAACTTCCTTGATCGCCATAGAGCCCTTGCTCAGAAGCTCCACACGACTTCTGCCATCGTTTCACAGTACAACCGTGTTTCACCTTGTACCTGGGCTGTTGTTTCACCGAAGATCGCCGCTCTTCTCCAGATGCTTCCCGACTGGAAGGGTGACGGTGCCGCTAACGGAAACACAATCTACGATGCTGGCCAGCTTGGTGGAAAGCTTGAAGTTTATGTTGATCCTAACCGTGTTGGTGCTACTGCTTCTGAAATCCTTATGGGTTACAAGAGTGATAATACTACTTACGGTGCTGGTGTGGTTTATAGCCCATACACAAATTGGATGAGCAACACCGTAACTAACGTCGAGAACTTCGATTCAGTTCGTGGTTTCTTCAATCGTTACGCACTGACTAAGGTTGTTCGTGGTGAGTACAACTACGCTCGCGTTACACTTGAGAACTTCTAAAAACAAGTATAACTAAATAGTTAGTTTAGAGCAGTCCTTCGGGGCTGCTCTTTTTTTTACTTCTTTTTGTTCTGATGGTTTTTTCTTTTATATCTTCATTCTTTTGCGGGTTGTCTACACCATACTTTTCAATATTGGTTTGTCTTCTTTTTTCATTTATCTCTTTTACTTTTTCCCTGTCAATATAAGCTTTTTTCATCTTACATCTTCTACAGACATTGGAAGTAAACTTATATTTTGTTATTGCTACATTCTTTCCACACTCTCTACATATAAACCTAACCAGTTTTTTCATTGTTTTCCTCATATCATATATATGTGTATACAAGTTTGGTTAATGTATTTTGTATATTTATTTAAAACGGCAAAGATAAAGTAAAGAAAAATACTATAAAGGAGAATATAATGGATAATAGGGTTTTAAAAGAAGATGTTATTGTAGTTCCTGCTACATTGGCTGATGGTGTTGAGGTTTTTAGTGAAGTGTTTCATACTAATGCCCAGCAAGTCGGAGAAGTTTTTGTCAGCGTAGCTGATATTTCAAAGATTGGCGTTGGTGGTAGTTTTGTAGCTACTGCATATGGTTCAAGTGATGGAGTTATCTTCTTTGCTCAAGGGACTTCTACTATTGCTTATGGAGCTTCTGGCTCTGCTACTGGAGTTGCTGTTGCCAAGTTCGCACCTTACTTTAAGGTTGGTGTCAAGAACACCTCAGCTGCTTTGCTTGCTGCTCACGGTATTGCTGTTGATGCTGTTATTGTAGAGAGAGATTCTGTTTACAAGAGAGCTTATGACTACGCTGTTGGTGGAGAAGCTGTTGTTACTTTAACAGTAACTGCTGCCGATGCTTCTGCTGGAATCCTTTCAGTTACACTTCCTGGCCTTACTGCTGTTAATGTTACATTGGCAGGTACTGATGATACAGTTGGTGAAGTTGCTACAAAGATTGCTGCTGGAACCTACACTGGATGGACAAGGGCTGCTGTTGGAGCTGTTGTAACATTTACTAAGGTAGCTCTTGGCCCAGTTACTGGAACTCCTTCTTTTGCTGCTGGGACTACAGGAGCTGCTGGTACTATCGTTATCACTAAGTCGGGTGATACTGCTCCTGTTATTGTAGCTCCTCATCTCTTTGAGGAAGTTGAAATAGTTCCTTATCAGATAGAGGGAACTGTTGATAACTTTGAGTATGATGTATATACTTCAAATGATAATGTTACTTGGTATAAAGTTGCCACAAGAACAGACGGAGAAACATATTACGCAGTAGCTACATCATTTAAGGATATCGGTCTTCTAAAGTATGTTAAGGTTGAACCAACAGCTGTTGGTGGAACTGGTTTCTTGGGTATTGGTCTTTTCGGTATTGGTTACTAAAATAAAAAGGAGAATATAATGGATAATAGAGTTTTACATTCAGACGCAGTGGTTATTCCTGCTACCTTAGCTTCAACAGTTGAGGTTTTTAGCGAAGTGTTTCATTCAAACGCAATGGTTTCTGCCGAAGCTTTCGTCAGTATTCCTGACATTGTAAAGATTGGTTCTGCTGCTGACGGTGACCTTGTGGCTACTATTTATGGTTCTAAAGATGGAATAACATTCTATGCCGAAGATGCTACTGCTATCGCACGTGGAGCTTCTGGAGCTGGTTCTGATGTTATTCTGGCTTCTTTCGCACCTTATTTCAAGGTTGGCGTAAAGTCAACTGCTACTGGCGGACTACAGACCGGACACGGTGTTAAGGTAGACGTGGTTTCAGTTGAAAAGGACCACGATTACAAGAGAGCTTTTACTGCTCTTTCTGTTACTGATGGAGACGAGGAAGTTATTATTGAAGTTCCTCACGCTTTTGAGAGTGTTAGAGTTTCAACCCACAAGGTATCTGGAACTATAACTGACTTTGACTATAAGCTTTACACCTCAGCTGATGGCGTTGTCTGGTATGATGTTTATTCTAAGAGCGATCTCGCTGATGCTTCTCTTCCAAACCTTTCTACTGTAGCAGATGTTGGTCTTCTTAAGTATATCAAACTTGACCCAGCTGCTCCAGCTACTGGTGTAGTAATGGTTGGCCTTTACGGTATTGGCTACTAATAAAATAAATGTTTAGATAAAGGGAACCTTCGGGTTCCCTTTTTTATAAAAGTCCTTGACAAAGAAAAAGCCATAATATATAGTAGTATAATGGTAGTAAATAAAATGGTTCAGGAATATGATGTATTTATAGGAAGACCAAGCAAGTGGGGAAATCCATTTGTTATTGGGAGAGATGGGACAAGAGAAGAAGTAATAGAAAAATATAGGGCGTATATATTAAAGAAGCCAGAACTTCTTGCTTGTTTAGTAGAGCTTAAAGGAAAAACGTTGGGTTGTTTCTGTAAGCCACTTCCTTGCCACGGAGATGTTTTGGTAGAACTTATAAAAGAAAGGGTTAAATAATGAGAATAATACAACCGAGTTATAGTATTTTTCCACTTAGTATGGAAGACAATCAGTTAGAAAAAATAGAGATTTGTGGTAGGACTTGTTATCAGTCAGCTGACAAAATAACAGAAGAAAGTAATATACAGTTTGTCAAGAACATAGTAAAAAGAAAACATTACTCTGTTTTGGAACACGCATCAGCAGCTATTGCTTGTAGTAATAGAATATTTAAAGAGTTCGATACAGTAGATATAAATAATAAAAGATTTTTTTCAGTAGAGAAGAAGCAAAATAGTTATCTTATCAGTGGAAACTTCAGGGCTTGGCTTGAGTTTTTACAAAAATATGCTGATGATTTCAAAGAAATACAACATGTTTTATGCTATTTTTTTCCTGCTGTTTTCTCTCATTTTTGCCCGTCTCCTGAAAGTTCAGAGGAAGCTGTTCTCATAAAGTTCGCACATATGAACCAGGATGAGCTTTCAAAGCATTATAGGCCTTCGGTACGCTTTATAGCCGATAGGGGCTTCCTTGGAGAGATTAGGACCCATAGGGACGCTTCTTTTAGTGCTGAAAGTTCAAGATATGTTCTATATAGTGATTCTGTGGATGGAAACGAAATGACTGTGATAGAGCCATTCTACTATGTTAGTTCTCCAGAAAAATATACTATATGGGAAAGAGCAATGGAGAATGCCGAAGTTATGTATACTATGCTTATAGGCCTTCAATCTTCTCCACAAGAAGCAAGAAGTGTTCTGCCTATGTCACTGAAAACAGACGTTGTAGTCACAGCTAATATTGTAGAATGGAAACATATATTTGAACTGCGAGCGGCACCAGCTGCTCATCCTCAAATGAGACAGTTGCTAATACCATTGGAAGAAGAGTTTTTCACACTGGCAATATCTATATAATACAAGGGCTGCTTTAAAGCAGCCCTTTTTTATTTTGTTGCTGGAGGGAGACCTGACTTTTTAAAAAAACCGGACGTTTCTTGAAACTATTTTTTGGAAAGATAATAGTATGGAAAAAATAATAGAACTAAAAGCAAAAGATTTTTTAGAGAAAGACGAAGACCAAACAGTAGTGTTTGAAATGGAAGGGTTAAAATACAAAGGTGTTATAACTTCCATAAGCACTAATGGCACATATAAAATAAAAGTAGAAGGAAGATACGAATATGGCTACTAAAAGTGAGACATTCAGGAATATATATTATAGTGATAGCAATGCCTTTACTGTAAGCGAAGAAAAAGTATCTTTAAAAAGGTATAAAGACGACCTTTTATTTTATACAAGTTTCGACAGCACTTTAAATGCCACATACTATGCAGGGAACCAAACACCAACAGTAGTAGGAACAAATGACCTTGAAAACTTTGGAGTGTTTGCGCAGCACGTTAATGTAACTGGTAGTATTTCTTATGGTAGTGAAAACTTCTCAGCACTTCTAAACGAAGGTAGTGTTAAGTTTAGGTTAAGAACTGGGTTTAATAATGGAGATTGTTATCAAGATACAAAATCAACAGCTTCTACCATAGTAGATGGAACGTATTACTTTGACCTCTATATAAACAACAACTTGGTTAAAAACTGTAGTGTAGATTTAGTTTCTACTGACACAGTTGCTACTACAATAATAGTAAAACTTGAAACAGCTTTGACTGGAACTGTAGCTGCTGTATCTGACATGACTGGGAAAATAAGATTTTATCTTGAAACTGCTGGAGACATAATAGAAATAAGAGACCCGGTATCTGGTTTTTCTTTTACTTCTCTTTTCGGTGGAATGAATAAATATATTATTCCAAACGGTCCTTCTGTAAATACTTCGTTCTTGACTTTTACCAATGGAATAAACAACAACAATAAAATAGAAATAACTCATACTACTACTTCCCACATAATAGTTAAAATGTATAACTATCTTGGTGCCTTGGTAGTAGAAAAAGATTTTGGAATATTTTCAAATGCTGTCACCACATTCTATGCTTTTGAACTAACCTGGACAGACAGTTCTTTATTCTTATTCCTTGATGGAAAACTTATTGGAGTTGAGCCATATGAGCTTGTTAGAAGTTCTGTAAATACAAAACTTGTTTTGTCTGGAAGCCCAATCAATATTTATAAGATTGATGAACTGGTTGTCTATAAAGTTCCTCAAAACTTTAAGAACTATATAGTAGAGACAGCTGCTTTAACTCCATACCCTACAGACACTCCTTATGTTGATATAGAGTTCGGAACTGGATTTAAAGAAGAAGAAGTAAAAGATTTAAATG